GCCAGGAACCACGTAGTACGCCCCACCGTCCAAATCGGGGTGCAGATTCCCCCCGACCACCAATCTGGTCTTTACAGGGGGCGAAAGAACTCTTGTCTCATCCATCCGGCTTGCCTCGATGCAGTGAAAATGACCCCTGCACCCTCTTGAGAATGTAGTATACGCCCCCCTTGCACATCGAAGTAAGTTCCGACGTGGAGCGGCAATCCTCGCGTGTACATCACGCAGACTGCCCCATTCTCCGGCTTGCTCAGGGGAGTGGCCTCAGAAGGGTCCAGAACGAGCCTACGAACCGCTCTGACGCACTCTAACGCGCTATCCACGTCTACCCTCACATCCTCCAGAGAACGCCCGAAATAGCGTTTCTGGACGTGCAGGAGCAGCCCGTAACAGTCGTACTCACGCGGCCCTCTGCCGCCCGGTGCCCAAGGGAGTCCGATCAGGCTGTGAAGATCGTCGAAATCCTGCTCAGTCAGCCGATTATTCGTCGGTTGCTGGTGCATTGAACAGGTACGGAGCCGTATCAGCGGTGTAGTACCGATTGGGGAACGGCCTATTCACCAGATCGGCCATCTGACAGGTAGCGCGGAGAATCTGCCCTTCCGCCACGACTGTCGTCAGTTGCATCTCGACTACGTATTCCGGCACCGCCGCTGGGAAATCCGCCGTTGTCCCACTGTACATCCTGTAGCGGACAGGAACCTCTTCGTCGGTCGCAACTGCATTGTCCAGATACTCCCCAATGTACGGCAGGATGTTGTCGATCTGGATGTCAATGCTCGGATTCTCCTCCGGTCGCCGGCGCGGGGGACGGATGTCGAATCCTACGGGGTCGAATCTGACCTGGCTGTTGGCGTCTACCGGGGCATCCGCTTCAAGGGTCGCTTTCAAGGAGTTGTAGTCCCGCACCACCCGAATCGGCGCGCTCTCCTTCTCTGGAGTGAAAAAGGTTGAATGGCGAAGCTCCAACGTGTGGTAAACCACCACGTCGTCCTTCACCTGAGCAAACGCCTCTTTGGCTGCCGTGCTGAAGTCTGCCATCAGGATATCGGGTCCAGAACTTCTACGCGGGCACTCACGTCCCAGAAGTTGACTGCGCGATATTGAAACTCCATCGCCTCGACGAACCTCACACGCTTCTGCACGAACGCCCCGTTAATCCACAGGTTCATCAGAAACACCTTCGCCCCGCCTTCCAAGGTCACGTCAAAGAACGTCTCCGCAGAGTCGCACTGTGCGTCCGTCATCTCCCACTGGAGGCTCCAGTTAATCGGTGCTCCGGTAGCGAAACGTCGTTGACGCGGCGGTCCCGAGTCCATCTCGGTACGGCGTACCATAGACGCACGCTGCCTTCTGTACCCCCTGTCTGCCGGGTCCGGGGGTGCCGTCGTCTGACCCGTGTTCCAATTCGGCAATGCCATCAGGTAAGCCCTCTCTGCTGCGCCTGAGCACTCAACATCGAGCCGAGCGCACTCCGTCCGTTACCCGCCCTCTCCGCGAGCTTCGCGTCCACCAGGTCGATGATGATGTCCATCTCCATCCCGTCTGGACCCTGCCGCTGCTGCTGGCGTGACTGAGCCTGCGTCCCAGCCGGCGCGTTATTGACCGTCACGTTCACTGGGCCGGAAGACATACGCGGCCCGCGTCCCTCAAGGACCGGATTTCCACTCGGACTGCCAATCATCAGAGGACTTCCGCCCGTGGCTATACCCGAAGGTGCTGGAGTAAGGCTCCCCGGTGCCAATCCGCCCAACGATTGCGCCAAAAGATTACCAGCCTGACCCAGCACCCCGCCCTGACCCCTAAGTGCCTCGAACAATGGCAAGAGCACTTGTAGGCGAAGAATCATCTCCAGTACCGATTTCAGTATGGAGTCCGCGAAACTCTCGAAGTTGAACTCCCCTTCGACCAGACTGTCCGCGAGCGTCGAGGCGAAGTTGCGTAACGATTGCGTGGCAATATTCATGCTCTCCGCAACCACCGGGTCCGCAAACTTCTTGCCCATCTCCTCGTACAGACGAGCATTTCTGAGCAGCAAATCCCCTTGGTCTTTGAACTCCGGGTTGATCTTGATTAACGCAGCACGAAGCAGTTCCGCATCCCGAACGACCGTAAGGAAACTCGCGCTGCCATCCTCAAGAGATAGAGCAAACTGACGAACATCTTCCCGCGCTTGCTGCCCGAACAAATCCTCAAGATTTATCAGACGATCTGCATCGGCTTGCGTGATGTCGGCGTTCTCGCGGATTATACGATCCACGTCCATCATGAACCGCTCGACTTCCCCAAGAATCCCTTCGGAAACTGGTGTCGCCCTCTGCAAGAGTCGCGTCAGTGGACGCAGCGGGTCTTTATCGTCATCTACCGTTGCCGTAATCGCAGGCGCAGGGCCAGCCGCTATCCTGGCTCGCTCTCTGACTGCCGCTTCTCTCACCTTGCGCTGCCGCTCTGCTGCATCAGCACCGCCGGCAAACGACAATGAGAAAATGGCTTCTTCCTCAAGACGATTTAATTTCTCAAGGGTCAGTCCCCCACGCTCAATCGCTGCAAAGTAATCCTCGACCTGCCGTGTGACTTTGGGACCGAATCTTTCTTCTACGCCTCGTCTGAAGCGTGCTTCTATCTCGACAGTTCTCTCGCCTAACGGGACTTCTTCAGCGAATCTAGTAAGAAGCGATTGAATCTGGCCCGCTGTGCCACCGAACTCACGAACCCGACCAAGCATCTGGTCTACGTTTCGCATGATGAACTCGGGACTTTGCAGGAACTCCAGATACGTCGTCAGAAGTTCTCGCAGGACCGGAATCTGATCCTCAAACTCTCCACCAATTACTTTGGCAAACTGCTCAATCTGCCTGAACTTGTCTTTGGCGGCTTCCTCAGACAAAAGCCCCTCACTGGCTATGCCATCTTGAAATGCTTTGATCTGCTTTGTCAGTAATCCGCCAAATGCTTCTCGGGCTTCCGCTTGAACAATGGCGACCTGAGCCTGCGCCTCTGGGCCTCCCGTCTCAAGCAATTTGATGCTTTCAATGACGCTTTCTGCACCGGGAAACAGACTGAGTTCTTTTGGTGCTGCTTGTCTGATTTTCTTCAGAATTGCCTGTACGGCTGCATCAAGAGCGCCCTCTCCTCCGGCCCCGGTCAATGCCCCTTCGGTAATCCCTTCGGCAATAACCGCACCTACCCTGAACGCCTCCTGCTGCGCCACTGTTCCAAGCGACTCGGCATCAATGCCAAGCGAACTCAAGACTTCTTTGGCGGACAAGGCGAAGCCGCTTTCTGCGTATGCGCGTTCATATGCTTCCGCGAACTCTTTCGCAGAAGCGAAGCCAGCTTTTTTATACGCCTCTGTTAAGTCAGTTATGAACGCTGACGAGACAACTTCGTCTGGGCTTACTCGAAACAGGTTGGTCAAAACATCGGTCAATCCTGCCGATTCTTGGGCGAACGCCTTGACACCTTCGGTATCAAACAACGCCTCACTGAAACCCTTGCCCTCAATAAGCCTCTCAAGGAATCCCAAAGGACCGCCTAGAAGGAACGTGTCCCTTATAGAATCTTCTGCCTCCTTGGACCTTGAAATGATGACTCGAAAAACGGCCTCTGCACTGGACGCAAGATCATCAAGGGCGAGAGCGAATCCGACTGCACTTCCGACCGCAAACTCCTTCAAGCCAATGAAGCCGCGATACGCAGTGCTCAACCTGTTCATTGCCGATTCTGACTCGGACAGCCTTTTCACCGCCAATGTGAGTGCTGAAACGAAATCTCCTTGAGCCTCTGATGCCCCCTCAAAGCCACGACGACGAAGTTCAGTCATCGCCTCTGTCAGTAGCTTGTTTTTCGCATCAAGTTCTTCAACCCGGCCTGCAAAATCCTTGGTTAGTCTGCTTCCACCCGCGAACTGCTCATTTACCAACGCCGATGAGGACCGCACCTTATCCAAGTTGGAGGCAGTAGCGGCCAATGTCGGAAGCACGCGCTTCGAGACAAACGATTCATCAAATCCCAGCAGGAACGGAGCCAGTCGCCCCTGCTCATTCGCCTCTCTCACCTTCGTCAGAAACAGATCGAAGAATCCCTCGATGTCCGTCTTGACCAACTCATCGAGTTCGGTGATCGTCAGACCCAACCCGCTGGTCCACGCATTGAGTTTTTCTACGTTGCCGCCCAAGGCCAATCCGACCTCATTGAGCACCGTCACGATAGCGGACCTGGACAGTTCTGCCTGTACTCCCGCTTCTCTCATGGCGGTAGCGAGGGACAACGCGAACTTCGCCGGTAAGTCGAAGGCAAGACCCGCCTTGGTAATCTCCAACGTCGTTCTAAGGATCTCGGACTCTGAAGCTGCTGCTGAAGTCGCTGCTGCACGCAATGAATCCGCAAACTTGCCTACATCCTGAACTCCAATATCCGATGCGATCTGAACAATACGACCGAGTTGAGTCGCTGCCTGCGGGCCTGACAGATCCGATACTTCCGCAAGCATCGCAACGGTCTTCGTGAATCGAGCAATGTTTTCCGTGCCGCGAACACCAAGGCGAGCAACTTCTTGACCAATGTCAGCCAATGCGGTCGCTGCAACTGGGATCTCTTTGCCTATGTCGCGGAACGCTTGACCGAGTTCTCGCGCCTCGGTTCCCGTTACGCCAGCAACCCTCTGTACCGCGCCCGCTCGTTTCTCGAAATCAGCGAACGATTCAGCAGCCGCAGCCACCGCTTGCTGCATCTTCCCGACCGCAATCGCTACGCCAGCCAATGCCGGTCCAATCGACGCAATCGTCGCTACTGCTGTAATTGCTGAGTTGGCGAATCCTTGAGTGGCGAAGATGCTCGCCTTCATCGCCTGCGTGTATAGTTGTTGCTGCTTCGTTGCAGACTTGGACTTAGCGGCGAGTTCTTCTTTCTGCTTGGCAGTCTTGTCTGCCGCACCGCCCAAGCCGGTCATGGCACGATTGGCGCGGGCTGTGTCCTGCGCCATCTTCAACAGTAATCGACTGTACGCCTCCGAGCCTGTCTTCGCCCGGCGGATATCAATCCCCATCTTCAGGGTTACTGTTTTTGACTGTGCCATTTACTTGTCCTTCGCACGCACCGCGAACCATTCCCTGTCCAGAATGGCTATTACTTCAAAATACACCTCCGCAGCCATGCCGGTACACCCATGCAGGTCAAAGAAGTCCTTTATCGCTGAAACGGGTATCGGTGCGGCACCCGCCATCGTGATGGGGCGTTGTGTCTCCGAGAGGTAACTGAACGCCCCCCAGACCCATTTCGCCTCCTCCGCTACGCTTGGGCGGTCTGCACCTTCCGGGATCGCTTCCTCGTACCCGCTTTCGCGGAGTCCTTGGAGTTGTTCCGGCGTGATGTGCCCGAACTCGTGCTGCCAGTGGAGGAGGCGTCGGAGTTTCCCACCAGTGCTCCGACCATCGCCGTCTTGAAGTTCTCACGACGCCGGCACTCCTCACGCACCCACTCTTTGAAGTCAGACACCTGGTCGAGAACCATCTTCGCGTTCTCAACCGTACATGGAAGGGCCTTCGCCTCTTCCTCAAGCTCCGAGTCTTCCTCGTCAAACCACTCGATCCCCGCCCAATCCTTGATTGCTCCTGCGGCGAAAATCTCGTTGCTGATATCCTCGAATATCTCCGCAATTCGCGGCGGTATATCCGTGGACTTTACTTCCCCTTCCTGTACGGACTTCACCCAGGGCATTAATTCGTCTGCGTACCCGGCGCAGAGAATCATCTGCATCTCTTGGAACTTGGCGTCCGAGATACGAGCCATTTTGACTCGTACCCCGTTTTGCCAATCCAACCATACCCCGTCTCGTTCCGCGTCTCGATCCGTCCTGAGTTTCTTCAGGTTCATCGGATCAAACCGGGAGGTCTTGAATCAGGATTCCGTACCCGCTGGTCGTATCGTTCACCGCGATGAAACCCTTCGCCTCCACCACATCCGTGTTCTCGCCACTGGCCGTGGGAGATCCCTCGGTGAACACCGCACGCGGGAAGAAGATCATGAAGACGTTCCCCGCAGCATCCGTTGTCCGAAGCCGGATGGAGAAGTACGTATGTGCCTCCATCAGATCAAAGGCCGTACTGTCTTGGAAGAAAAGCTGGAACGACCCGCTCATGTCGATGGTGCCCTGACCAATGTCAATCGGGTACTTACTGCCCACCGCAGACTTGATTCGGTTGTTGCCGTTCAAAGTAATGTCGAGACTCTGAACCGGAGGGAGAGTCCTGGCACCTTCATCCAGCGTGAGTTCAGCCACATTCGCAGAAGCCGTCATCGGGTCACTCTGCGTTGCAGTGGCCGTGTGAGCACCGCCGATGACCGTCTGAGTCATCACACCCCGACGACCATCGAAAGATGCCTGCGCTGTGATTCTCTGCTGCGAGGCGAGATTGAGAGAAATCTGCCCAATGCGCTGACCGCCGAAGTACATATACTCCGGCGTATCGAGGTCACTGAACCGTTTCTCAATCTCGTAGGTATTCACATCCGGTGCCGCTTTGTTTACAAGCGTGTTTCCGAAAGCTACATCGCAAGTCTCTTGATCGGTCAAATTGGCATCAATCGTGATGGCGCCTGTCGTTGTATCCGTCACCCGATACACTCCATCATCAGCCGGAGTATCTGCATTGGTGACGCGCACGTAAGATCCAACCGTTACACCCGTTTGGATTCCTGTGTCAGTCAAATCAGTCGTTGAACCCGCAACTGGATTCACAATGGTTGCTGCCGTAACTGCGCTCTTTACAGCGAAACTGTTGCCAATCAACCCCTCAAACAGTGTTCGCACCGACGCCGTGTCTGCCGTCAACTCGAAGTCAATCGTGCCAGAGGTCTGAGCGGCGAGTTCCGCAACCGAGTCCTTCATCCGGTCGGCGCGAATCGTTGCAGACGCCTCGGAGGTCTTCTGGTGCTCCAGCGCCTCGCCTGTGAATCGCAACTCGCTCCATCCCGTTTGGGCGTCGCTGCTTACATCCCTATCGAACGCACCCGTGTTCTTTCGGATGTAAAGCTGTACCCTATTACTATCGCCTGTTTTCGGCATCTCAATTCTCCATTAACTTGTGTGCTCGTCTCTTTCGTAATCGACGGTCACTTGCAGTTTGTAGTATGGTTCTTCGGCGCCCATAGGCGCAACATCCGGTTCCCCGAAGGTAATGTACCCAGCTTCCACGCTGGAGATCTGTCGGTTTCGCAGGATACGCGAAACTTCGTCGGCCAACTCCCGTGCCTCGTTGGTCCCCTCCCCCTGCGGGACGTAGATGTCCACGGTCACTTCGCCCTCGTGCCGCACGATTCGCGCCGACAAACTCGCCGCGTCCGCGTCCGATGACCCAATGCTGAAATCCACCCAAGGCTCGTTGTTCGCCGGCGGAATGAACTCAATGTTCTCGTACCGTACCGGGACGTGGACGTAGGCTCCGTTCAACCAGTCGTTGTCGAACGTCGATTCAATCAACTTCCTTTCAGCCGCAAATCCCATCGTCAGCCTTTCTTGGCGTTCAGCGCAGCCGTCTTCTCACCTGTCATCCCGACGCCGTAGCCGACCGCCTTCGCCCTCTTGGACATCTCTTCAAGCCCAACCTTCTCGGCCTTATCGAGAAGGACTTCCATGATCCCGCGAGGAGCCATCTGCGAGTATCCGCCGACATTGGGCTTGTCCGCGTCGCGCTTTTTGCGCTCCTTCATCTTCATGAACGCGGCATATCTGCGCTTCTGGGGATATGACTTCATCACACCCGTTTTCCATTCCCCGCGCTCGGCAATCGCTATCCAGCGAGCCTCATTCACAAGGAACGCCCGACAACCAGAATCGCTCGACAGATCCAACTTCACCTTGCCGATGCTCATCTTCATGCCCGCATTCGGGTCCGTCGGGTTCAGGTGAGATGTCTTCCCCTTTACGAACGAAGGTGTGCCAATGTAGGGATTAATCGGATTGCCGTCCTGAGATGCGTGCCAGTTACGCGCACCATGCCCCAAGTCTTGCGGAGTCATCTCGACAATGTTGTCCGCCATGTACTTGTACGTCTTGGCAGCCGTAGGGAGCATGATCTTCTCCCCGTCCTTACGCATACCCATCAACGCCTGCCAGACCTGTAGCAGATTGTCGATGCGCGTATCGACGTACTTAACAAGACGAACCTGCTGCGGTGCTGATGCAGACTCTACTGGACTGAACTTTACCTGCGGCTGCGCCATTACTTATGCACCATCAACTTACAGAGCATTGTCGGACACCCCGGCTTGACGATCTGTACAGCGCCTACAGTCCAGACTTCCTGGTCGATGATGACCTTCGAGCTTACTTTTGGTGGCGTGTCGAGACGGCAGATAATCAACGCGCCGCCGTCCTGTGAGACGGTATTGTCACGCTGGTCCGTTACGTATTTCGTGAGAACCCCGTAGAACACGGCATCAGAAACCGTCCGCGATACCTGCCCGGTGTCCACGTCATACGTGCCCGAAGCCTCGGTACGCAGAATCATCTTCCGCCCCGCGCCCTTTACCAAGTCATCGGTGACGCTGTTTACCGTCTTGTAGAGACTCGAAAGATCCATCGCTTAACAAGGTGCCACGGTGTTCGCCGCTGCCGAGTAATACGTGGCTCGCGGTGCCGGATCTCCCGGACGCGGCTCCGAATACTGCGCGAACGTCACTGTCTTCGCCGTGGCGTTGTTTACATATTGAGAGAATGTCGGGTTGGAATCCACACGCTGGTATACCGTACCCGGCCTGCCCACAATCAACATGAACTTGTCCACGTCGTCCGGGATCTTCGCGTAGGTCCAAACCAGTGGGTTCGCGGTCGCCTGAAGCTCTTCCTCAAACACCAATCCGAACTGATTCTGACGCTCACTTGTCAGGTAATTGAAGAACGGCAGAAATGTCGGCGCTTGTCCGAACTCTACCGTGAAATCCGATGTCACTCGGACCTGATTGTTCCCCGGCGCAGCCGTTACCAACTCAGCCAATGTAGCCGGATTGTTGTACCACGCCTGGATGCGCTCGTAGTCCGCTATCCGCTTTGTCAGCGTGAACGAAGTCCGTGACCCATCTGCCGACTCCACTGGTCTTTCCATCAAGACGTAATACACGTTTGATCCCTCTGGTATAGGTGTACCAGAAAACGGAGATGCGGGCGTTGGGAACGTCACATCGTTGGTCAGGTACCCAAACAAAGGGTCGCCGCCTGTCCCCGGCGCGGTTCCAAATGTCACCGTTTCCGTGTCATCTACGCGGAACTCACCGGTTCCGGGGACTGATGTGACAAGAGAGGCGTCGATTAGGGGATTCCCGTAACGCGCAACTACTTTGGTCGTGTCGAAAATGCTCAGGCCCAGCGTGAATGTAGTCCTCACGCCATCAGCAGACTCGTTTGCCCGCTGATCGAACACGTAGACAGCCATCAGGTGCCCCGGACGAGTTTCACACCACCATGACCGCCTGTCAGATAAGGGGCCATGTACTGGTCTACCTTCTGGTATATCGTCCCGTCAGTCGCACGAGCCATGTACTCGACGCTGATAACATCTACCTGTACAGATTTGATCGACCCGCCACGGTCGAGGTCCGGGTACAAATCCCCGCCATTCGCCACCACCCGCGCAAGTTCCACTTGAGCATACGAAACACTGCTCGGGACGACCGTCTTCTCCACAGTGCGGTCGTAGATGTCCTTAAACTCCACCAGAGGCCACAAAAGCCCCTGAGTGGTACTAGCAGGCGTTGAGGCCAAACGTGGCCCATACGCGCCGTCCAGGGCTTGTGCGGCCTGTCTGAGCCACCTGTCCTGAACATCTCCGTCCGTCTCAGCAACGAACGGATCGGACGCCCCGTAACGAGCAGTCGCATAACTCACCGCGTCAGCGCGGGAGATGTACGAATCCGCGTTCGAGACGCCCGATCCTGTTTCGACAGTGAGAGCCACTTACGGTCCCGTCACCTTCCGTCCGGGCTGCGGCGACGTGACGGTGTTGCTGTTACGCAGACCGTCGGATGCCGTCGAAGTGCCGCAGTTGGACTCCGAAGAGACGCCCCCTGCCACACTACCGTAACTTCTGCTCGCCAGATTCGACTTCGTGCGATCCTGACGTGTTGCACGAGAACCACCTGTCAGGACTCCACCCGCCTGCGCGTTCGGCGCCGGCGATGTGCCACCCTGATAACTGGGACGCATTTTTCCATGACCAATCATCGGAATACCTCCTTCCGTTCAATCCAGTTGGCCCCCGAGCCGGTTCGCGGCTCGGGGGCTTGTGCCTTCGCCATCCCGACCAGTGACTACTGGGTGAGAAGCATGACTCCTGCACTGGATTTCACGTCAGACGCCTTGGCTGCCCAGTTGGTATCCGTGGCAAGCTGAGGGTCTTGAGCAGCCGTCTTCGTCATCGCGCCGGTGTACGAATAGCCCTTACAGCCAATCGTCTCCGTCCACTCCGACTGAGTACGCATCACGATGTTCCCCAGACCCGACACGCGGTCGAGCATGGTTCGCAGTTCCTCGGACTGGTCAATGCGACCAGCACCAATCGTCAGGAACAGCGTGCGGTACTTGTCAGGCGTGCCCGACACAACCAGGTCCGGCGAATCGGTGACGAGCATCGGACGACCGAGAGTCGCCGTAACACCCGTGTTGATTGCGAACGCCTGCGTCTCGAACGAGTTCGACACAATCGCGTCACCAACCAGATCGAACCACACCTTCGAGTGGCAGATGCCGAAGGTCAGACCATTCGCCCTGTCACCGAAGAGGCGGAAAGCCTCGTTGATGTTGTAATGCGTCAGCGTCGGCTGATCGGTCGCACCCGTACCAGCACCCGCCGAAACATCGAGAATCGTCGAGTCTACGCCGAAACCGAAGTTCGGGGTACCAGTCGCCTTGTTTCCCTGCGTCAGTGCTCCGGTAAGAGCCTTGATGATTCGGTTGACCCGAGACACCTGAACGGCAACAGCCGCCTGCTCGCCCACCACACGACCGAAGGTCGAGAGCGGAAGCCCGGTCTTGTAGAACGCATCCTCGGTCTTATCGACCTGAATACGCTTGTCCACTTTGACCGAACGAATGTCAGCCTGCACAAGATCCCTTGCTGTACCCGAAGTGATGTCCGTGGGGTCACGATCATCAACCAGATTTGCCGTCTCAAGAAAGAACGACTCATCCCGGAAATCACCTCGGTGCTGCTCATTGCCAAGCTGGAGAGCGCCGTTGCTCGCCTGGTTAAAGGCGTTCGCAAACTGCATCTCCACCTCAGCAAACGCACCGTTGAACTGAGCCTCATATACCCTGAAGCTGCTTACATCATTCGCCATCGTCCTGTACCTCTTTCTGAATCAGGCCCTCTATCAGCCTGAGTAGTTTTGAGCGACGTTGAAGTACCGACCCGCCATGCTGTTAGGCTGTTCGCGGTTCAGTTTCTCAACCCACTTTTCATTCCCGTACTTCTCGATGAACGCGACCTTCTCGTCACGCGACATCGCATCTACGGGCTTGTTCAGAAGGGCACCGGCACCACCAGCCCCTCCGCCGCTTGCGGAGGCACCACCTCCAGATCCGACACCCGCGTCAAACGCAGGTGCCCACTCGTCCTTGGCAGAAAGGCCCTCAACGAACTCTTCTGCCGACATCGGACCATCCACACCAGAACGGCGACTCACAAGGACATTTCCCTGATCGTCAACCATGCGCGTGCACGTGTTCCCGTTCTCGTCCTCAAGCACTCTCATGTGAGACATGACTTCGCTGAGAAGGAACTTCGACCGCCCCTTGTGCGCCTGGATTCCATCAAGAGCGTCACGCTGTTTCAGAGCGTTGTGCAGCCGATTCGTTTTGTCGGTTGCCAACGACTCCAGTTCCTCGATCTTGCTCTTGTACTTCGACTCGACCTGCTCGAACTGCGCTTTCGCACTCGAAATAGCCGAATCAATCTGTGACTGAACATCCTCCCCCATCCCATCGAGACGGGTTCTCATGTCATTCACACTCTCAGGAGTGATATCACCGAACCTTTCGAGACGAGCCTGGTAATCCTGAACGCGCTTTTTCGCCTCTTTCGACGCGGCACGCTCATTTTCAAGGCTCTGACGGAGACTGACGATGGCCTCATCGTCTCCCTTGACCGCCAACCGGAATCCCGCTTCCGCGTTGTTGGGGTCAATCTGAACGTATGCCTCCCGATAAACTTCGGGCACCTCGTCCAAGTTCTCCACTTTCCGATCCAGTTCCATTCCTATCTCCTTGATGCACCATCTTGCACAGTGGGTTCAACCCCCACTGTGGTTTTGCGAAGGTTTACTCTCCCTCCGGCTCCTCAACAATCGGCTCCACATCCGGCTCCGTGACTGGCTCCGTCGATGCTTCCGCCGCCTTCCTCACTCGCTTCTTCGCCTTCTCTTCCACCCGTTTTCCGTATCGCGGGTATCCCTTCAGTGCTGGTCTGACTGTCGCCATGATCTTTCTCCTTACCCGTCGCTATCGCTCAATTCCGCCGGGTTGTCGTTGATGTTCGATACCGCAGTCGCTTCGTTGTTGGACAATCCCTGCGAACCGCGCCTTTCCTCGTTCCGCATCTTGTGTTCGCGGACCTCGCGGGTCGCCTCCACTTCTGCGTCAATATCCAATCGCTCGCTCACGATTCCACGCTTCTTGCTCTCTGCAAGCAGCGTCTCAGGCGTAATCACGCCGCCAAGGAACATCTTGAGCAGCATCTCCAATTCCGGGCGCTCATCGAGCGAAATCCCGTAATCTTGGAACACCTCGGGGTGCCCCGCCATGTCCAAACCACGGTCGTAGGTGCTCGCTACGCCGTCGTACATCATCGCGTATCCGAACGCCTGCCTCAGACTGTCTCCAAGTCCGATAGAGAATGTCCCGAGTTCGCTCATGGACTCGGCTGCGGAGATGAGGCTGTCCGTCGCGCTGCCGCTGCTGCCGCGATGACCGCGTATCAACAACTCCGTGGACAACGATGCCGCTCGGCTCTCGATATCCAACAAGTGCTGCCGGCCCATCGGAATCGCTCCCTGTCCGCTTGCAGCAATCTCCACCCACTTCACGTCCGAGTCCGGGTCCGGGTTGTAGACCGACAAGGACGACGAGTGCTCTGTCGGAACGTCCTCCTTGCGGAATCCTCGGTAGAACTTCTGCGGAACCCGAGCGTAATGAAGAATCGTCGCCTGCTCGCTTGAACTCTGCCAGTGCTCCACGTTCAACCATGCAAGGTCGAGCAGGGGTGGCGTAGAAGTCATGAAACCGTCGCGTCCCGTGTAAAAGGGAACCAACGGTATCGTCGGCATATTCATCGTCGCGTACTCGTTGATGAGTACCCAGTTCGAGATAGACAACTTCCGCGTCGGGTCCGTCACGTTCGACGCCGGCATCCCGTACACCGTCGAGGCTACGCCCGCTGTCGGCCCTCCCGTGTTCGTGTTCGCAGATGTATCAGCACGCCAGACCTGAACCCGTCCCGGCTCCAATACCCGAATCTGCAACGCGATGGACTGATTCCACGGGTCCGCACTGTCGTCGATGCGAGCAGCCTCAAGCAGACGAACCTGAGTCAGCATCGGTACGCCGCCCTTGTTCTCCCACTTCCACCCAATGATCTGATCGGGCCGGTAATGGATGAAGTACGGGCGAAGCGATAGCCGCCGCTTTTCATCCTTCGACGGATTCGCTACGGGCGATACCGGCATATCGACGTAAATGTACGTGTGCCCGTATGCGAACCCCGTCTCGAAAACATTCCGCGCCCAAACATCCAAGGAGTTCCCCTCCATGTCGATGTTTGTCGCCCACTCCTGAACCCGTGGGTCGGAATCGTCGAGGTTAATCATCCGCGAGAAAGGAAAACCCGTCAGAGCCTTGATTGCACGCTTGTACATCCCGAACAGGAATGTCCGGTCCAATCGCAGCTTGTACTCGTCGTCCGTCTCGCCGGGGAATTGAGGAAGATAGTCCTTGTCGGCTTCTCTCATGGTGGGAGTGCCACCCCAGAGTGCCTTGACCAGATCCCACGTATCCTGCATCTGCGAATATTCGATATTCGGAGAGTCGAGTCCGGTCGTGCGGATCGGGTCTACTTTTGCGACATCAGCCGCGATTGGGATACCCATAGGCTCAGAATACTTAATTATCTGCGTGTTGCGCCAGCAACACGTTAAATTGTCATCCTCAGTGACCCTGCCTTACCTGCTCCCAAGAGTCCTTTGACCCCACAAACCAGGTATCCGGCAGCGTCCACTGCATGGTCCAAACCAAGTGTTTTATCGGGGATTTTCGTGCCCTCTCGCCACGTCTGACCTGCTAATCCCTTGATTAAATGCTTGCAGTTGGGGTGCAGAAAGATGTGACGCGAGCCATCCGCCCCGAACAACAAACCGTTTACCGTGTTAATGCGATCATTGACCGGATACGTTCGGGATGGGGCAATCATGTCCAAACCGTGGTCGCGGATGATGTTGAAGTCTGTCACGCCGACTGCTGCGTTGGTCTGTCTCTTCCGACCCGT